GCCGAATACATCAGCCATTTTTGTACCTCTTTAGTTTGAGTTAATGGCCAACAATATAATTTTATATACTGAAAGCCTTTTCTAGTTCGCCGCCAGTACCCAAAATTGTATCAAAGACTGTATCGTCTGTACTTTTTTCAACAGGAACACTACCTTGTGTTGCAAGTGTGCTAGGTTGAGATTGTACTTCTCTCATCTTGTTTTGAATTTCTTGTCTTGTTGAATCAGCAATTTGACTATCTCTGTTCTTACGATTCATCAAGTAATATATATCTTCAAGTTCTAAAGATTTGCTTTTTGCAAACTCAGTAAATTCACTCCATTCATCATCAGACATATTCATCTTTTGTTTGAATTGAGTTTCTTTAGCCATTTTTGCATTCTCAGCTTGTTGTGTCTTTAAAACATTATTTAGACGACGTTGCACAATACCATCGATTGTTGCACCCATTACTTTTGCGGAATCGGAATCAGGTTTTTGAAATGCTTCATCAGGGTCAAAAACAAAATCTTCATCAAGATTCAGTTGTTGATTCATTGATTGTGGGGCCTGACCTCCACCCTCAAAATAATTTCTTACATGAGAAATTAAATTAGGGTCTTCACGCATAGCGTCTAGAATAGGCATATAAGGTTCAATTTCTTTTAGTTTTCCATTGAGTCTTTTAGCCTCTCTACTTGAATCGCTATATCGTTTTTGCAAGACTTCGTTGTCATCTTGCGGTTGAACTTCTACATTGGGGCTCGACTGCGTGTTATCGCTTTGTACCGAGGTTGGTTGTGTTGGTTCGTCTAATATGCCTCCATTTACTTCTCTATCTAATGATTCAAAAAAATCACTTGAGCCGTTCATGACTGCATCTTGTACGTTTGTACTTTCGGGGGCTACTTGAGCGTTACCTACTTGTTCTGACATACTATCTCCTATTTTAAGGTTATTTTAATTTAGCAACTATAAAATCTAAAATGCAATAATTAAGATTGCTCGTTTTGAGCAACATCTTGCTTAGTAGATTCCATGTCGTTTTTCATTTTGTCTCTCATTTTTTCAAACTCAACTTTTAACATTCCTTTTAAAAGTTTTTGTTGTGCTTCAGTTTCGAGAACATCTTTTCGTATTTCATTCGATGCATCTCCTACTTTCATCTTAATACCTGCTTGTACTAATTGACGTTGTAGTGTCTCTATCGTTCCATCTTTTTCTTTTACTAATTCTTGTATAGATTGCAATTGACCTTGCATTTGCGACATCATTGATTTTCTTTCAACAATTTTATCTTTATTTCTAATATCAGTTTCAGCTAACATTGCAATATCATCTATTAATCCAGATTGATACCATTTAAAATATTCTTCTAATAATGCCCATCTATTTAATGGTAATGTTGCGCCTGCAATTATTCTTACATCAAACCTTGCAGATGCATAATCTTTATATTTACCAATAGCTTTTCCATAATCATTATATATATTTATATTTACTCTGACTTCTCTTTCTTCTTGAGCGTTTGCTTCAGGTTGTACTACTCTAAATACTTTTTCAACTGTATAATGTTTTTGAGCTAACATTTTAAATACTCTACCTAAATGTTCAAGTGAGGGTTCTACAATACTATTCATCCATGCTTTTAATCTACGAGTACCAAACTCATCATTTGCAAGTAATCCTCGATATGTTTCTGCTTGGTCTTGAGAAAAACCCATCATTGCGCTAGGTACACCACTAATATATTCTGCATCTGCTTTACCTTGTTGTACAACTGTAAAGAATGCATTATTAATTGGAGCTGGTTGTATTGGAGTAGGTGGAGAAAATCCACTTCTATATTTTAACAATGCTCCAGGCGCTGAAGAATACTTTTCCCATTCATCTTCTGGGACCGAACCTTCCTCATACATCCATCTAAGATTAGAAGATAAGTTTGCATTATGTAACATTATCTGATGTGCTTTATTTATTTCTTGTTGTTTGCCTATAAGAGGAGTTACTGCACTCATTGGATATGGAGTGCCTGTATACATATATGGAATAGGTACAATAGGATATTCAGATATAGGAATAATAGATTCATATAAGAATGTATCATCTCCCACACTAACTGTTTTTACAACTCTATTTTCATAAAACTCTATTGCATCTACAATATTTTTCTTTACTTCTTTACTATTCTTTAAAACATTATAATCTGCATTAGACATTATTTGTTGTTTTATAATTGTAGCTTCATCTTGAGCTTGTGATAATAATTCCATTTCTTTTTCTTTTATGGCTTGCATTGCCATTTTTTGAGAATTATCAATCATTAATCTTGCTCGTTCTGGAATTATTTCACCTTCTTGAACTTGTTGTTCAATTTGCATTTGTTTTTCAATTAAGCCTACTTCTACTTCTTGTTTAAAAGATTCTAATGCTTCTTGTATTTGGTCTTTTAATAAATCTAATTGAGCAGGAGATGGTTCAACTTTTATATAAACATTATAATATTTAAATTTTTTCTTACTATATGTTTCATAATATGGTATAATATCATCATCTTCAGCATCCATATTAACACCATATGTCAAATCTTCAGATTGAATACTATCTGTAAAATCAGTATCTCTTTGAGAATAAGAAATTACATCAGTTCCTTTAGTTACTTTTTTAATCTTTGTTTCAAATTGAGGTAACATATTTATTAATCTTGCTCTAGCAATATTCTTTCTTATTTGAATAAAGTTTGCATCTCTAAATAAAAAGTCTCTACTAGCAGGGTCTACAAATACATCATAAGGGTCAAGTCTTTTAAAACAAACTTCTCCCATGCCTCTGTCAGCATCTTTATCAATATCTACAAGAAAATATCCTAATCCTTTAGTAAGTGAATCTAATATTACTTGACTATATAATGATTTACCATTTGATAAATACCAACAATAATCTGCTATATCAGCATGAACTTGAGCAATATCTGTATCATCTCCAGTTACTCCTACTGCTTTCCACTTAGGGTCATTAGCAGTTACAAAGTATTTCATTATTTCTATAATAGGAGTTATTCTATTTATAGTAAATGTTGGCATTCCAGATTCTTCCAACATTGTTAATTCTTCTTTTGTAAGTTGTTCGTTTAAATAAAAGTCATATCCTTTTTGACTTACACTTTGCCATCTATGTCTATGGGAATTATTTACTTTATCCCATATTTGTTTATTTACTTGTGCTTTAGATTTTTTTGTTACTCTTGCCATTAATCTCTAATCTCCACATGGACTAAATCATCGAAGCGATTATCTTTTGTTTCGCCATCACTATCCCAATCGCCGCCCCAACGAACATTAATATTTAATTGTTTTGCAATTCCTCTAATCATTCCACCCATATAATGAAATCTATCTCTATCTTCCCAATCTATAGGATACGGAGCGAGGTCTACAGCTTTTCCTTCAATATGTTTGCTAAACTTAGTTTTAGTTTTGCCTTCTTTTAGTAATATCTCCTGTCGTTGCTTGCTCCGTAATCCTTCAATAATTGTAACATCCATAATCTTAACTAGTTCATTTAGGACATTAACAAGTCTAGTGTCTACTCCTCTTAATCGTTCTTTTGACCTTTTACCAAATTTAGGCATATATACTCCTTACGATACTAACCAGCTTTTAGCTTTTCTTTTAGGCTTAAACCATGATTTTTTATCTTTACTTTTTTTCATACTTGGCGGAAATGCGTGTATTTGTGCGTAATAAAGTGATTCAATAGTGTCATCATGAGCCATTTTAGGACCGAAAGTAAGGATTTCGTTAATTAAATCAAACATATTTTTCCTTAAATAGACAGTTCCTGTACTAAAACGTGCAGAAAGTCCAGAATAAATACGATTTCGTTTCTGTGTACCGCCTGGTTTTTGTGGTATTACAGATATATCGTACTTGTTTAGTCTTCTTCTTTCATCATTCATTGCTTGAAATATACTACGATTCATAGCTACATCTTCAACTGTAGATGATGTACAATTGTATTTTTGATGTAATTCTATAATAATATCTACTACACCTTTCTTTCCTATTATCTCTCCAGTCTCAGGATTCTTAGAACCTATGGTAGGAATACTACGATGTCTTTCATATTCTAATACATATAATTCATTATTTGCATCAATCGCAATAACAGTTATAACACTATAGTCAGCATGTTTAGTATCAATATCTGTAGCAGGGTCGCATCCAATAAATGTATTAACTGGTATATCATCTCCATCTTTTACAATATAATTAACACCATCTTCATTTTTAAAGTATCCATTCCAATATCTAATGTGGTCTCTTTTCCATATAGCATCTTCTTCAGATTGTACTTCCATCATATATTCTTGATAGAACTTTTGTGGCATACCACTATCTGCATAGAATTTTTTCTTTTCTTCTAATTTTTTTATATTAAAAAAAGATGACCATAATGGAGTATCGTTATCTAATAATGCCTTATATGTAATTACTTTCCAAGCAAACTCTTTATTTTCTTTTTTAGATTTTGCATAATTGTTGAGAAGATTGTTAATAAAAGAATCATAATGTACAGGAGTGCCATTAACACGAAGACGACCAGTATGAGGCTCAATAGCGGGATAGATAACAGCAGTAACAAGATTAGCATTCTTATCTCTTGCTTCCTGTGTAATTGTGTTTGCTTCATGCTCGAAGTCATCAAGTACGATGAGGTCGTATCTTTTGTGTAGTTTTGCTCCACCTCTGATTCCTGCGACATTGCTTTTACTAATAAGTTTACATCCATTACTTAACTCTATATCTTCCTCTGTCCATTTTTTTCCTTTTAAATTTCCAAAATAGTATTTTAATCTATCATTAAATTCAAGGTGGTGTCTAATGTAATCCATATTACCTACACTAAGTTTTTGTGTAGCAGATACCCAAGCATAGAATAAGAAGTCATCTTTACAAAAGACAAAATCTTTTAACATAGATGCTTTAGTTAATACGGTCTTACCATGACCTCTAGGAATAATAATGGCAGTTTGTTTGTTTTCTTTATCATCAATTGCATCAGCAACTTCATAATGAAAGAATGGTGTTTCGCTTCGTAAAAAATCATCAGGTAAAAATAACTTACCAA